CATTACCAGCAAGCATATCTCTTAATGAACGTAGGAAGTTGATTGCAGCTCTACCACCATCAACTCCATAGTTAATGATTTCATCTTCTAGATGCTCTAGGTGTAAATTCTTACCACCCTTGTCTTCGTTTAGTTGTTTAAAATTTAACATGATTATTAAAACTCACCATTGGTTCTAATCCCATGAATCTAATTAAAGCTTCCCAAGATTTACTAACAACATTTTTCACTTTTTTCCAAAAACCTTTCATCCAATTCAAAGCTTTATTGATAGCACGTTTAAATATATCCATAAAACCTTCATTGAGTAAGTCACCATTTTGCATTTCTTCCTCAACAATCATTTTAACACCCAATCCAACAGCAGACCAAAAAGTATAATAACCAGTTTTTCCTTTTGGATTTTGTGGAGATTTTAATTGAGATGATGTGCTCTGTGTTGCTTTAAATTTTACATCTGGTTTTACCTGTTTTGCAATTTTCTTTACATAAGCATCGGACATAGTTGTAACTTTATGAATATTAGCAGTGCCTTCATAGTCAGTTACAAGAAAATGATCAGCAGTTCCTAAACTATCTCCAAATTTAATTTTACCTGTCATTGCCTCAAATGTAAATGCTTCTGCAAATGCAGCATTTCCTTTAAAAACTTTTCTCATGTCATCTTTAAACGCATGATGTGCGTCATCTGCGTTTTTTAATATTTCTATTTCTGCAAACTTACCCATTTGTTTTAATTGAGTTTTGTTACCTTTGATACCTAATTTTCTCATATCAGTACTGGGCAAAAGATTATTGATGTGTTTACCCAAATTAGAAACAGCTTCATTTAATGACGTGCCAGATTCTTCAGCAGCAACATAAAAAGTTGCAGAGGCTTCATTAACACCACCAGACATAAGTTGAGCATCACCTGTTTTTAAAGATATTCTTTTGTCACCAATCATAAGATCAGTTTTGGGTGTTAAAGTTGAACCTTTAGCACCAGAGGGAAAATATTGATTCCACCTTTTAGTAGCTGGATATGAATTTTTTGGAAATGCACCCTTACCACTAAGTTTCAAATCAGTAATAATTTTTTTACCAATATCTTCAGAATTAGGAATTAGTTTAGACACAAATGGTTCTCCACCAGCGGCAGAAACTATAACCTTTTCCATATCATAAGCTGCAGTAGTATCGCCCATTACAAGGAGTTTTTTTTCTTCAGTAAATTTTTCTTCGTGTTTAAGTTGACGAATAGATTTTCGTAATGACATACTTCAATGGCTCCATTTACATATAGTTTATATTTATGTACTATTTATAAGAGGTTAAACCTTGAACCCATCATACTTGTGATCTTTAAATTTAGCTCCAAATTTACCTTTGTCAAATACTGGTTCATCATCTTGACCACTATCTACCAAATCCTCTTGTTCTTTATTATCTACATCATACAATCTCATTTTACTTCTGTCAATACCTAAAACGAATCTTTTATTCATAGTAGGGTCATTGTATCTGTTTTTGAGTTGTTTGACTACAATTTGATTGAGGGCATCAAGTTCTTCATTAGAGATGAGAGCAAACATGAAATCTGCTGTTGCTGGTAAACCAAACGATTCAGATGTATCTTCAAGTCCAATGTCTGTTGAACCGAAGCCACTTCTTGTTGTTTGTGTTGCTGACATGATTGGAACATTTGTTTCAACTGCAAGACCTCTAAGTTCTTCTGCAATTGATTTAATGTATGTATAAGAATTAACCTGTGATGCACCCTTCAATCTAGATGATGCACATATATTCAAGTAATCAATAAAAATCATATCTGGTTTAAATGACTTCTTGATAGATAACTCTTTAATCAATCCACGAAAATGTGCAGAGTGAGCAGATGCAGTTGGATATTCTTTAATGATAAGTTGACCATTAGTCTTTTTTTGTATCTTCTTAATCTTGTCTTCAAACATAGTCTTTGGTAAGTCTTGTAAATTCTCCATAGAAACATTTAATAGATTTGCATCAATACGTTCTGCGATGCGTTCTTCTGCCATTTCTAGAGTAATGTACAATACATTCTTACCTTGTGATAAACAGTTTGCAGCCATGTGACACATAAACAAAGATTTACCAACACCTGTACCAGCAAGTGCGATATTCAATGTTTTCTGTGGTAATCCACCTTTGGTAATTTTGTTGAAAAACTCTAGGTCAAATGGTATACGTTCTTCTACCTTGTGATAGAAATCAAATCTTGAGGCACTATCGTCAAAATAATCGTGTCCTACAGCATTATCAAAAGATACTGCAAGTGCATCTGTAAGTAAACTAGGTATAGCATCTGCACCACGATTCTTATCCTTCCCATCAATAATAGAGATACCATCAACAATTGCATTATAGATGGCTTTGTCTTTACAGAACTTCTCAGTAGTATCTACCAACCAATCCATATCAACATCTGTGGAATCAAGTGTTTTGATAATTTCCACAATTTTGTTATGTTCAGTTTCAGTTAAATCTTGTCTGGATTCTACTTCAATTTCCAAAGAAATCTTTGTTGGCATCTTTCGATACTTATCAACAAAGCTTGTAATTTCTTCAAAGACAACTCGTTCTTCTTTAACAGCAAAGTAATCAGCCTTGATAAAAGGTAATACCTTTCGACAATATTCTTCGTTGGATACTAAATTACTGAGTGCTGTCCGTTCTATTGTTTGGTTCGTCAATTGAGCCGTCCTCTGATTGAGTTATAATAATGTGAAATAAAATATCTCCGATAAGTTTGAAGAAATCATCTCCAAATTTTTCTTTAGGATATCCATTGTTTTCTATTATATCATACTTAAACTGTAAACTCAAGGGTTCTCCATCAACTATTTTAGACTCATCAGGGAGAGTAACTTGGCCGTATTTGTAGACCACGCCCGCGTAATCAGTTTCGTCTGTCAATCCTATAGCTGTAATATCTGGCTCTTCCTTGCTATTAAGAAAAAGAAACTTCTTTGTAATTGGGTCTTGCAGCAGCTGCTCGACATTTGGTAATGGTGCATTCGGCAATTCTTTTTCAGTCTTACCACCTATTGGTTGACCAAATTGGTCTAATAATTCAGACATATTTTAAATAACTCCCTACTATATATTTTGGTTTATCAATTGGTTTTTTACCCTCATGTAGCCAAGGCCAGAGTGGTGGGAAAACTAATAATGAACCCTTCTTACATTTTGATGTAATGTCCATTTGTGGAAACATGGTTGAACCACCATCATTATTATCAAGATACAAAAAGAATGCTAGAAATCTTTTACAACTGTTTGCATCTTTTGAATCTACATGAGGCCCAAATTGATCTGTATCATTTGGTAAATATCGTTTTATTCTAAATGATTCAACTAAATATTTATCAGGCCACATTACTGGTTCAATTTTACATTCGTTTTTGTATACTGTAACATACTTCTTAAAAACATCTACAAGATGCATAACATCTTTATTCCATATTTGTGTATCTGGACGCATCATTTCAAGGTGCGTTAAAGACATCAAGCCTTGAGATAGTTTTTCTTGCTGTTCTGGATGGTCTTCAAACTTTTCAATCAAACCATCACAGAAATCATCGGTCACTACATTATCATACTTTCTAATATAATTGTCCATAATAAACTATATGTACTCTACTTTAGTAGATTTGGTTGGTCTGTGTTTAGGTGATGAGTCACTAGGGAAATGTTTCTCCGTTGTAGTTTCAACTCTAATAAGTCGTTCATCGCCTTCAAATTCTTCATAGTGCTCGACATGCACTGTCTTTAATAATCTTTTCATACTATCTCCATAACTATTTAATTGCATATTCCTTTGATTTCATTTTTTAGTTCATGCAGAGCATCCCATGTATCGGTCAGTCGTATATCTAATTTGTCTATAAGAAGAAAATTAGTTTGCAAGTTAGAGATTAAAGTCCGTCTTGTCTGTAACCACTTTTCAGACTGTTCATCTCCTCTTGCAATGTGTCTTTCCTTTTCCACTTCTGGTGATACCTTTAGTATATAAACTTTCGCATCATGTTCTGATAACAACCATTCAATATCAACTGCACGAAAAAATCTATCGCCCTCTAGAAAAATGTGTTTATGTTTGGGTGCTTCTTGATTAATGAAATCACGAAACTTTGGAATTGCTCCATAACTGAGTCTGTCAGTACCACCAAAGGTTTCACCCTCTGGGTATTGACCAACAACAAGAATATCATTATGCACTTGACATTTAAATAGTTTCATGGGTTCGACAAACTCTGCCGAACCCAATTCACTAAGAATATTTCTCATTAATGTAGACTTACCAGAACATGGTATTCCACCAATCATTATTATCATTCTCTAATAATTTTCCCATTCACATCAACTAGACCACGTTCTTTAGGTTTACCACCTTGAGATGTGTCTTCAGTAGTAATTTGTGCAATAAATCCTTTAAAATGAATTTGTTTTGAATAATGTCCTAAACCTTTATCTTCCATCCATTTAAGAAAAGAGTTAAAATCTTTAAGCCATTTAGTTCTTTGTTTCAAAATATTGTCGTGTTCTGCAAACATAACAAATCCAGTAATTTGAACTGGTTGATTATAATAATCAATTAAATCAATCCATGTAACCATTTTTGATTTAAAATCTCCACTACCTCTTACAAAACCAGTTTCTAATCTTGGATTGTTTTTAACACTTTTTTGATAACCTTTAACTGGAAGGCCTAATAATCTTGCATAACTATTTGCCATATCAGTATTGAGAGCTATTATTCCAACCTCTTTACTGTTTGTTTCTCTAAATTTACTTAGAATAGCTTCAATTTGTTCTGGGGATTTTTTTCCATCCGCCATGAAATCAATTGCTGCTCTTACAGCATCATCATCTGTGCTAACAAATTGATCTCCATTTTTTGCTTCAATTAAACCTTTTACATATGAACCAATAGTATTTGGAACACCTTGAGCTCTATGATCTTTTCCAGAGTTATATCTTCTTTTCCACAAAGTTTTATAAAAAGGACTTTCAAATTGAACGACATCATAAAAATATGTTACATCTTTGCCATAATCCTTCATTAAATAATTTCTACGATTAAATCCAGATATGAGTTCTAATTCTCCATCTTTTCGTAACTCCACTACCATAACATCTTTTTTATATAAAACCCCATCTTGTTTAAAAGATAAAGTTTCACCTTCAGCTCTATTTTCTTCAATGTTTTTTTCTCTTGGTTGAAGAGAAATGCCTTTTGAATTTTTAACTACAAGGTCTTTTAACTTTCCTTGTTTTCTGTCATTGAAAATAACACCAACTCCATGTTGATTTTTAGGGGGGTTTGCCGCTAGGCTTCGTTTTATATCGAATAGTAATTGCATAGATTGTACTCCTTTTTAGTTGCAATATTGAATTAAATGCCTTCATACCCAGCATTTAATTGTCTAGCTATTATCCCACATTTAATGGATAATAACAAGTACTTTTTTAAATTTATTTATCATTTGTATTACAGCTCTTTATATGGTTTTAATATATTATTATAGATATTGTCTGCCAGATATTTCATACAGATTGGTGCAACCATTAGACCAATCCTTGCAAGTTTCTCATTAAGTGTGCCTGTAAGAATATAATCATCGGGGAGAGTCATTATTCTTGCAGATTCTTTAGTAGTAAAAACT